CATTGATTTTTTCTTTCTGATAAGATCTGCCCCAAAAAAATGAGGATATCATTAATAAACCAATAACCAATGAATGCCAAAAATAAAATATGTTCATGACAAGATTATTCTATTTGATTTAGTGTAATCTTTTCCAAAATCAGCAAATAATGCTTTATCTTTTTCACGATTAACTATTCCTCTTGACCATGCAAAACCAGCATCTCCACCCCATGCTAACCACATAATCTTTCCGTTAGAAGGATCTGTTGCATTATTAAAGTCTTTACCTTTTTTATCTACTTCGTGTCTTGAAAAATAAGAGTACATACGTTTAACTGTGCTTAAAGATATTGACTCTCCTCTAGCAAGTTGACCTGCACGAGTCCAACCAACTGATGTACCAGCACCTTTTGCTTTACCATTTTCTTTGTATTTAATTGCTCTACGTGCTGCTGATCTTACTCCTGCTGGTGGTGAGTAACCTTCTGCTTTTGATAAGTTATCTGTTTCATAAACAACTGTGTCATCATCTTCCCAAAGATCATCTGCTTTTGCTGCAGGTACACAATTAGGAACTGGTTTACCATTTGCTCCTGGTTTCATACCACGTTGTACATACCCATCCCAACATGGTGCTTGTTTGTTTACATCTTCTGAATCCATTGGCTCACCTTTCATGTCTACTATTGTACCACCCTCTTAGTGATATACTTGTTTAATGATATATGACAAATATGTAGAGCAATTTGACAAAATAGGATATTCTGAAGATAGGGTTGTTGTTGTCCCTAATTTTTTGACTAAGGATAAACTTGACTATATAACAAACTGGATTAAAGAATATAAAACTAAAGGTCCTATAGACAGATTAGATATAGATAACCAAGATGTCCTCAATATACTAAAAAAATCAGAAAAAGATATATATAGTTTAATATGTAAAAACTATACAGATAAGTATGATGTTAAATTTGATGAAAACGTGCTAATTCCAACTCATTTGGTAAATTGGGATTTAGAACAAAACTCTCCTCTTCCAGTTCATGCTGATTGTGAAGGACCAGATGGCAATCCAGCAATGCATAATGGCTATTATAGATATAACTTAGCAGCAATATGCTATTTAAATGAAGACTATGTTGGTGGAGAAATATTTTTTCCACACATTAATAAAAAAATTAAACCAAGTGCTGGTGACTTGGTGATGTTTCCTGGAAAGTTTAAACACGGAGTGACTGGAGTAGAATCTGGAAATCGATATACAATGTTATCTTGGTTTAGATTTGATATTGAAGACAATGTTAACTATGAAGATTTACCATATTCAAATACTGCTGTTGGTATATTGTTTAATGAGACAGGCAGTTAATTAAAACCACCTGTCTCTAATTACACCTGTTTATTTTTTAGCAGGTTTTTTTGCAGATTTCGCTGCTTTTTCAACTTCTGCTACATCTGGAAGTCTTCCAAATGCTGTATCGCTTGGATTAATTGCACGTAATGCTACTGGGGCAATCGCTGCCAATAGAGCATATGCTAGATCTTTTGGATCTGTTACGCCTGTCATGTACAATGCTAGTCCAGCACCTAGGACAGAGCGTCCGTATGATGCAAGAGCGGCCTTTAATTGTTCTTTATTCATTTTTATTTCTCCTTTTTCTTTGAGCATTTAATATGCTCAAACCTATGAGTAATTTTTTTTGGACCAAAAGTTTTTTTTGTATCCATTTTCCATTACCTTTTTAATACCGTAAGACATTTTTTTAAATTGTTTATCATTATACTCTAATTCTTGAGAAGTCCAATCTTCTCTTTTAATAAATATCATTTGATATATTGGAGTTCCAGCAGGTATCAAACCTTCAAACCCTTTCTTTACCATAAAAGGTATTGGCCCATTAACTGACCATTTGTCTGTGTCTATAATACCATTCATTGTTAAAAATGGTAGATCTAATCTGTTTGCTGGATGAAAGTATAATGTGCTATACCCCGCTGGAGTCTGAGGTTCCCACTGAGTTATCCAATGAAATTCGTTAGTATAGTAGCCATCAAAGTTAGGAAACACTCTTCTAGAATCAGTGTCTTGTGCTCTTGTAGACAATGGTTTAATTGGACCAGCCCACTTATAATTTACAATATCATTACCTGTATTTGGATCAACACCAAGATTAATTATTTCAACATCACATATTAATTCTTGTGTATACCCTGAAGTTAATGCATCTAAGAATGGTGGACATTTCTTTGCTGTACCGTCGTCCCTATTACCTCTTAAAGTTGGTTGAAGAGTAGGCATATCCTTAAACCATTTTGGCAAATAGTTTTTTGCAGACTGTGGTCTTGGGGTCATAAACTCTACATCCTGGCTAGATGGAATAAAGTTTACCTCTTGACTATTGGTCATGATATAAACATCCTTCTTTTTAATTGATCCATGTGTAAATCACACAAGTTTAATTCTCGTGGATAATCATTAAATATTCGTGTTGCTTCTTCTTTACATGAATATTCTTCACACACCTTAAAAGCATTCCACGCTACCTCTGTTTGGTCTTTAAGCCTTATCAAGATCCACCTCCTCTGGAATTAACTTCTTTAATTCATGAAATGATTTAGATACAACCTGCATCTGATTTCTAGTATCAGTATCAAAAATAGCACCATACTTATCATGAAATTCTACAATTGGACCTAAGTCTGTTACTACATTACCAAGAGTGTTTTGTACATTTTCTATATATTCAAAAGCAGACTCTCTCGATTGATTAAGAAAGTTTATAAAACCTTCTTGAACGTCTGTTTTTACAGAATCCTCTTTGTCTTTATTTTTTAATTTATCAAGTAAAAAACCATTAGTTGTAGTTGAGTCTATTTGCATCTGAAGCATTTTGTTTAAAGAGTCAGAGTATTGAAATTTTAACCATAAATTTTTTAGTACTGTTACTATAGACAACGCTGTAGTAAAAATTAATAAAAATATTAACCAACTATTTTGCATCTTTTATAGCCTCTCTTGTCAATAAAACAATAGCACCATTTTGCTCTAATGTTTTTTTAACTTTAATTATATACTCAACTGCTGCTATCTTTCCATCATGATCCAACCTGGCCAAAGACTTAGGATCCAGTTTAACAGACAAAAAATTATCATTATCTATGATCTGCACACCAAAGTTTTTAGGTGCAGTAATAGAACGAAAAGCCCTTTTCATATTGTCAGTATACATTTTTTTCCTTATAAAAGTATATCATAAGTATCCAATATAGTCGCTACAGATACCGTATCCATTAAAATTATCAAGGTATTCTTGCGTTGGCCTTTCTAAATGAACAATAATAGATTGTTTTAATATATCTTTTTCAGGGTATGTCCAAATGTAATTATTGCTTGTTAATGTAAAGTCATCTGTTTGATGCCAAAAAAATTTACAATTTGATAAATTTTCCTTAAAGAAAGTCAAAGATTCTAAATTTTTACAATGAAACCAACCATTAAGCCCTATATCATCAATAATTTTTAAATCTACCTTATGTTCAGGCATATCATGTCCAAAATATAGAAAACCACCTATAACCCAAACATCTATCTCTACCTCATAATTTTTATTTATTGCATTAAAAATACTATCTACAGTATTTTCTTTATCTAAATCAGGTCCATATAGATTACCACGGTGTGATATTTTTATCATTGTTTTTCTACAACAATTTTATCATTTACAATCCCAGGAAGTTTTATACAAACAATCTCACAATCTTCTAAAAATTGTTGATCAGAAATTTCATATGGATAAATAATAAAAATGTCTCCAGAGTTTAATTCTTTTCCATGCATGATCATTTTGCCATGTACTAATAAATTAACTTCAACAACTTTTGTTTGATAGTGTAGTTCATACTGTTCATCTTTTTTATGTATCCTAAAACCAACTTCAACATCAGATGTTTTAAAAGCGTTTGGTTCAAAATTTCCAATAAACCAACCACGGATCATATCATCTATTTTATATGTTTTCATATTTTTATTATCTCAACTCTCTTTTATTATATATATCAATATCTTCTGGTGTTCCTAAGCAAATAAACTCTTCATTTTTAATATAAAATGGAAGAATATCAATTTGATTTTCAATTAAGTAGTTATAAGTTTCTGATATATATGTTTCTAAGATATTATTTTGTTTAAAATTTTTAACCAACATGTTACCAGAATCAATAAATAACTTGCCATACTTCCAATAATGTATTCCCATTAAACAATCATCACTAATTGCTTTTTTTTCCTTTACTTGAATTATACGATTATTTTTAATTTTTGCAAAACTATGTTTTTCATTAGTTGATTTATGTAAAACCAATGCGGCATCTGGATCTTTATCTGCTATTTCATCTAAAAACAATTGTGAATTCCATTTCATAAGTTGGTCACAATTTGTAATAATTAAAGGATTGTATTGGTCTATATGTTCAAGAGCAAGCAAACATGTTTCGGTAGGCCCGCTTGTGCTTTTGTCTGATCTTATCTCTACATAATCTGTACAAAGTTTGTTAAATATATCTGTAAGTTTTTTATTATACTCTTGATTGTCATAATTTCTTGTTATAAAAATATACCTTCCTTTAATATTTAAAGATTCAATTGCATGTTCTATAAGTGTTTTTTCGTCAACCTGTATCAATGGTTTTGGAACATTGGTTTGATCTTTAAATCTTTGACCTAAGCCCAACATGGGTATAATTATATTTATCTTACTCACTTATTAACTCCATAAGATATTTATTATTTTTAAAAGATTTAATAATTTCTTCTGGATCTCTAGAGTGAGGAATGCTTATATATTGATGATTCATAACAACAGATAATTCAAGATAAAAAGACATGACCTGATCGTTTCCGTTAGTTGCTATAGTGGTCATTAGTTCAATAACTTTTTGATTTTTTTGCATAAGCACACAGTTAGTTAATCCAGAACCACTTGCTGATATTAATAATTTAACCTTACTCATAAAATTTATTTGATCAAATAAAGATTCAAACTTTTCAGGATAAACTATTTCAAAACCATGTTCTTTAAAAAAAGTTTCTATCAAACTTTCATCATTAATTCGTTTGTCTGTTTTAAACTTTAATGGCAAAGATCCATTTTTAGGAGTGTTCATCTCTAAAAAGTTATCTCTTTCTAACACCATTGATCTACTCAAATAAACTTTTTTATTTGGAGGTAAACCATCTTTATTAATATATGCAGAAAGTGTTTCTACTAAATCATCAATTAATATTTTATATTTACCATGTTCGACTGTTCTAACATAGGTAGCCTTGCTAAATATTGCAATCTTTTTATTATTTTTATTATAAATAATTTTATATTTTATTTTAAAATCTTTTAAAATATTAAAAAAATCTCTAAGGTAAGGCTGTCCTAAATGACCTGACTCATACTGATCTTGATCTACCTCTATTAAAAATAAACATGTTGGATCTTTTTTAAATAAATTAAATATAAATGCAACTTCGTCAATATAAAAATGATAAAAAGAATTAGACATTTTAAAATATGCGACAGTGTCTTCTTTAAAATAGTGCACATCACAATTTTCAGAAATTTGTTTATCAATTTCAACTTTATTTCCTAAATTGTAGTTTTTATAAGTTGAGTTATTATAAATAAAAAGATTTTCTTTATTTATAAATTCAAAAAACTCTTCTTTGTTTAAAATCATGTCTTACCTGATCCCATAGTAAGTGTTTGCCAAATGTTTGCCCAGATTGGTTTTGTTTTGTGTTTATTAAACTCTCTAGATATTTCTCCTTGCTCAAGATAAATACCGCCCCAAACTCCCCATTCTTTTTGAGTAATACCAACAGAAAAACATTCTTTCATGACAGGACACTCTAAGCATAGTTTGTCTATGGCTGGCCTAAGCATTAA